TCAGATCCCCCGCTAATTGGAGGGTACTTCTTAATAACATCTTCCTTGGTATATAAGGGACTAAGCATCATGTTGAAATGAAAACCCGTATACTTAACCATCCCATCAACCTTAGTTTCCTTCCACCGACCTCGGTCAACCGCATGCCTTTTGTCTTGGTGAAAAGAGCAATGGGGGCATTTTACGGTAAAACCAGAAACCCAGGTATCAAGCCAGCTATCATCATCCAAATTATATAAAGGAAAGAAGCCGTGGCAAGATTCACATCCAAGCTCGAAAAAGCACTTGCTTGAATCTCTCCACAACTCCCAGAAATAAGAACCCGATTGCTTGGGGGTTCCAAAGTACAATTGAACACCCTGAGTTGAAGCGCCATAAGGTGATGCCTGAACTACGGGCAAAATATTTTCAATTGCCGTTCTGCGCATATCTTGCACTTCATCAAAGAATATTACGTCTTGAGACGTACCACGAATTCGGTCGCCATTTAGGCCCGTTGCATCAACCCGCAATTTATTATAGCCCAGAAAAGACTTTTCTGTAATTGTGTCTTCCGCGCTGGACTTAGACTTCTTATCTGCAGATAAAGCCCTTCGAGCAATATAATTATCCACAGAATCGATCATCATGGGATCTAACTTTTCCTTAGAATGCTGAGCTGTTAGCTTAAGTGTGGGGAAAAGATGCATTATTCGCATAGGGGGTTTCCCTGCTTCTTTCCCGTACAGCCCGCTGGCGGCAAAAAATAAGCTGAGTGCGGCAGCCATTACCGTAGCACCGACTTGCCGTCCCTTTAGAATGACCACTGGGCGTGAATTTTTGTTTTCTGCTTGGGTTGCTACTGAGCGATAAATGTCTCGCATGTACTTCCACCCGCTACCCTGGGTGCTGAGATCAAATTTGTATCCATTGATAAGTAAGTTATTCTCAATAAATGATACAGGATCTAAGTTAGAAATACTTTTCTTTAGATCTTTAAATAGCTCTAGGTGGGAATTATCCCCACCAGTCTTGGATTTTAACTTGCCTTTCATGTCTATTCCGTTTATTTCCCGATATTTTTCTCAATACTTTCAAAGATATTTCTATTCTCCAAAGCTGGATCCATCTTTAGTGGCTCGGGGGAGCCTTCGGGAATCTCTTTTTCCTTAAGGTCGAATTCTTTCTTGCAATCTTCGATACACTTCTCGATCTTGGTTAGATTTTGGCTAACATAGTCATCACCTAGCCGATCCTTCAAGACATAGATAACGGCTTGATTATCTGCATAGCCATTATGTGCCGACAGGAAATTCTCAATAATTGCTTGGCACTTATTATCCAAATCTTGAGCTTCAGCTTGTTTGACGCTTAGAGCCAATGAGCTAAATACTTCGTCAGAAAAACCAGCGTGCTTAGACAGCTGATCTAGCTTAACCCTTTCTCGCAATTCCTCAACCATAGACTCAACAGTGTGAACCCGACCAGTCTTCGCATTAATAAGATGGCTGGAGGTTACATTCTCGTGCTGAGCATAACTTTTGAGAAAATTGTCAAACCATGGAGATTCACCCCTCAAGCTCTTAGCCTTATTTTCTGCTCGAACTTCTGTAAAAAGATCGCTTTCCAATAATTTCTGCAACTGTTTTGAAAGATCATCCATGGTGAACCTCTAGGCGTAGTATTTAGTTGAGTGCTCGATACCCTTGCCATCAAAAGGTCGAACATTATCTTCGCCGATTCGGCCAAGATCTTTATTTAAAAATAGACCTTTCAATTCCAACAGACCTTGAATACTCAGATGCTCTCGGTCTGTAAACTTATATTTTTCATCTAGCGCTGCATACACAGTTTCTAGATCCTTTCCATTGGTAACGTGACTGGTGATGATCATCTTGGTGATCTGGTGCAAGAAGGGATCTTCTACCAGAGTAATCTTTGCACTAGCTGATTTTTCCAGTTTTTCACCTTCGATAAAAGCAGTTACCTGCTCATCTGTGGGTTCCGCTAATTCAACAGCTAGCAAATTTTCACCCTCATCATTTGCAACGGAGATGAAGTATTGGATATCCAACCCATCATTAATACGAGCAAATACTGTCTTGCCAATACGAAGACCAGCTTTCTTCTTGCCTTTCTTACCTTCCATCAAGGATTCATAGGCGCCTTCCAGTTGCTGAATATAATCAAAAATCATATCCCTCAGCTTCTCAGCTTCCTCTTCATCAATAACACCATTCTCATCGCCCTGAATTGCTTTACTAATCTCTCGATCCAGTCGTTTGAGATAGGCGATTGCCTTTTCACAGCCCACGGTGGTCTGGCCACTATGACGAGGAATCTCATTCAGCTTGCGAGTCAAGTAGACGATAAACTGAGAGTGATCTTCATCATCTTCCCAGGTCTTTTCCCTAGCCTGCTCAACCTCTTCTTCATCTTCCTGTTCTTCAGGTACATGGAATACGATAGGAACATGGGCTACGTGCTCGGCATCTTCTTCTCCGACATCGCCCCCATCTTCACCAACTAATTCCCCTTCATCAACTTCTAAGACTTCCTCTGGGACATCATTCTCCAGAATGTCTTCGGCTTGATCAGCCTCTAACCCCGAAACCCAGGCAGGTGGTGCAAATTCAGCAGATTTTCCAAGTGTCATTCTTTCCTCCAGCTATTCTAATTCGTCATTTATTGCTAGATCTATCAATAGGTCATCGCCAAACTTTTTCGTAATATCAATCTCTCCGCTAGCGCCGCTAAAGAAGTTCCCCTGGGGATAGACCGTTCTACTTTCCATATTATCACGATAAAAAGACATGGGGAATGATAAAAGTCCTGTGGGCCATAATCCATTAAAGATACTAGGAGATAACGAGTATGGATTTGGATTGAATTGCTCCTCTCCCGCTCCAGCTTGTCCGTAATCACAATTTACAACATTCCGAGTATCTAATATAAATTCTGCATAAGGACACTTGCCTTCTCCCGCATAATGCCTGAAAATCTTTCTATTAGACTTTTTGATTGCTTCTGCTTCTCGAGGCTCGACCTTAAGGATGGAATGCATCCTATCCACCGAGGACCCGACCTTATGACACGCAGATGTTAGGGGTAGCCCAAAAGGACACTCCCGAACCCCATCGCCCCTAATTATAGCTAATTTCTTCATACTTATACCTTCTTCAAAGATAATTTAAATGCATGTATCTTCGGTATATTCATTGCCACAGCAAAGTTAAACCTGCCTCGCCCATCACCTAGTACAGTGCTTCCTCGGTCATCCTCAACTATAATGATGGGGGGAATACCATTAGTTAACCAACCAATAGCCCTATTCGCCCAAGCCTTACCACGAAAGCCACTCAATTCTTGAATCTTTTCTTGATCAGTCATACCCTCAAAATCTTCGGGACTTAGCTCTAACCAGCCTACAACATCATCATACTGGTATACGTCCTCCAGTGGAATGTCACCCAAATCTTCAAGATCAAAATCTTCTAAAATCCAACCGTCCTGACCCCATATCTCATCCGCATGCTCAATAGCATCTACTAAGTCCTGATGAGAAGGTTGTACGCCAGCCTTCTTCTTTGTCTTCAATTTCTTAACCTTTTTGTTTCGAAAATCATCTAAGATTTTCGTCCACCCTTCCCCGTAATCAAAATTCTTTCTGAAAAAAGGGGGAACGCGATTCTTTACAGCTTCTAGCCTTAGATAAGAATTACAAAACCTATCATCTTTGGATAAAGATGCATTCCGTAGAAATATCAACTCCCGCCTTACATTTGCAAGGCCCTCGCCCTCCAGCGTATCTAGATGCTTAATCAACTCATCGAATTTTTCATAGAAACTCATAGAACATCCAGGATTCGTCTACTTTCTAATAAATTACGAATAACTTTCTTGGTCAACTCCAGATGTTCAAAAACTCCAAAATCAACCAATTCATTCAACATGTCCTGATCATGGCTCAGAATGGAATTTATAATTTCTCCAGAATAGCGGGGATTTACCTTCTTTAACAAATGCAAGTTTTCCTCAATGGCACTTTTAACCTCAGGAGAAAACTTAAACCCAAACTTGGCCTTGTAGTAAAACGCCCTCAAAATCCTATTCGGTGATGATTCAAAACTCTTCGTGCAGTCCAGGGGGCATTGTATAATACCGCCTTGTAAGTCCGAAATCCCCTGATCCGTGATGTCAATAAAGTGTTCCAAGTCCAGCGTAAGAAGCAGAGTATTTATAGTAAAATCTCGGCTATAAGTCTCCCTGACCAGTTCGTCAATATCGGTAACTTTTAAATCCGCTAAACTATCATCAATATCGTCATACTTAAAACAGCTGGAAAAATCGTATTTAATCCCATCGAAAAATACCTGCCTATGACCATCCCGCATAGTTCTTACCGAAACCCCTAAGTGTTCCGCAAAGGCCTCTGCCAACTTATTTATAGACTTAGATCCATTGGTTATATCAAAGTCATGGAATACTATTTTAGCACCCAGTAATACATCACGAGGAACACCCCCCACAATGTAGGGAGTATCAATACCTAACTCCTTGGCTAGGTCACCCAACAGAGCTAAACACTGTTTGTAGCTCATTCATTACTCCTTGGGGGTCTCTGGTGCTGGTGCCGACGGAGCGGCCGCTGGGGCGGGTGGAGCAGGGGTCTCTGCGGGTTTCTCGCCAATGTTGCCCACGGGTTTCGGCTTATTCATCTTCTTAGGAGGGTTTGCTCTCTCCTCTAATTGCTGGCCTAGATCACCAGAAATATCATATTCCAAAGGTGGGTCGGTTGATACGGATCTCAATTTAGGAATAATATCTTCAATTTTGTTACTAGCATAACCGAAAGCTTCGATTAGCTTAGCCTGAGCATCGGTAAGCTCGGGGAAGAAGCTGGCCACATTTAGATTATAAAGATCTAAGTCAATGCCCGCAATTTCCCGTACAATATTACGACGCTTCAATCGAACCGAAACCTCATGCAACTTGGCAAGAATTGGCTCAAAATCTTCCTTCTTCAAGTCGTCAATTGTCTTTTCTTTAGAGATTGCAATCTCATCGGTTTGGTGGCGACCGATTTCTCTCTTGGAGTTGTTGGTTTGTGCCGCTGGAGCCACAGGGTCTGCGAATTTCTTCAGCAAAGCGCCTCCTTCCACAAATGCCATCTTATTAAACACATTTGCTGTTTTTATAACTGTATCCCGAATAGTTGAGGCAGTCTTTAACTTACGAATCTTCTTCCGCAGGCTATTAAGAGAATCCTCTATTTCATCAATCTGTTGGTCGGTTAGGACGTCTCTGTACTTCTCCAGCAATTTATCAATTGCAAAAGTTCGACTAATCATCTTATTCTTAACATCATTCATATCAGAGGCGTTTTGCTCCTTACGAATCATATCTGCATACGGTGGAATAGTGGTATCCGATATCACTTCTGGCTTATATCTAGGAGTATCTATGGCCCAATAATTAACTCCATTTTCAAATACCGAAGCAATTTTCAATAAAGGCATAGCTCTCCCCGCGTACAAATTCTTCATACTTCCGTAATTTATATCATACCACAAATTAAAATCCTGGGCCTCTAGCGGAGGCATTCCCTTGGTTACCACCGATTTTGCGTATTGCAGCTTTTTACCCATAGCTAGAATTTTATAGATTTCTGTAGCCAGAAGCTTCCACTTATTCATATCAGGACCTTTTAAAACAATATTGCTTCTGTAAGCTTCGGGGTACGCTTTCTTAGCAATGCCCTTACTCTCGGCCCAGTTTCGAATAACCTCTGTGTAACTTTTAATCTTGGAAAAGTCTACAGAAGCCCTTTTCTCAAACATAAACTTTTTCAATGATATTTTGTCTTCATCAGAAAGATCGCCACAAATACCATGGCACTCCAGATCCACAAAGTGGTCTATAAAGAAGTATGTTTGAAATTCCTCTTCAGAGGAAACGCCTAATTCAGAGGCAATTTTAGCATCCTCAAAAGCCTCTCGCTCCATTTCTGGGCCTAGGTTTTTAGAGTATATACCCATAAGGTAGTTGCGCATAAAGGCATTTAAGTTATCACTCACCTTCTTCCTCTAATGGGTCGGAATCCACAAATTCTTCTGTAGCGGGGGTTTTACCTAAGGCACTATTCAGAAATAGAGCGTGTCCCGCAGCAACAGCTTCATCCCCCGATCCAGCGGAGAAGCTCAAAGCCTGCATTTTATTATGAATTTTATCCATAAATTTCAAGGCCAAAGAGGGATCACATTCGGCTAGCGCTTCCCGAATACTCTCTCTAATAAGATTTACTTGGCTGGTGGCCACCGTAATATTGATATTGTGCTCTGTAGCCTCTCGGTACCCTTCTATATACTTTTTATTCTGATCCATAACCTTCATAAGCTGATCGATGTAACTCTGAAGCAGTCTTTCTTCGTCATTTCTTATAGTTTCTTTGGCATTTATTTTATTGTACAAAGCCTCGATTCGGCTCTCAACCAGGGTAAAAACCTTTAAAATTTCTGATCTGGTATCGATTTCGGCCGAAGCTGCCTTCAACAATGCTTTCTGGTAGGCGGAATTATCAGACAATTCCTCTTCTACTTCTTGGTAAGCAAGCCATGACTTTGACGCCTTAATTCGCTCCCGCTCTATATCAGACGATACCTTAGCCTTAAGATTTAAGTGATTAGTCTTAAACTCCTGAAGTGTGGGAAAGCTTATCCTTAAATGGTCCTGGTGTACTTTGGGGTAGCGTTCGGCTAGCATATCCGAGATCTTTCGAACTGGAACGCTATCGGTAAGCATCTGAATAATCTCGTCTTTGTCTGGATGAATTAAGACTTTTGATTTTACTGCCATGCTATCTCCAAAATAAAAAAGGCACTTGATATGCCCTATTTTATTTACATTATTATTGGTTGGGTCGATGCCTTAAATGTGAACTCTCGAATATCTGAGGCGCAAATAAGTATTGATTGTACAACGCTGTTTGATTGGAGATTGAGCCCCCAGGATGCTTATTGCCCTGGTTGTCAATCCAGCCATTATTGAAATCGTATACTTTTTTAGTAAGGATGTCTTGGTAGACGCCATCTTCCACCCGAACCATCAGCACCCCTGGGTTTTCTGGAGAGGTCCTGCTAGATAGGGTTGAACCGCTTAGACCTGTTTCGGCAAAGCCTTCACGGTGCGGTTCCACCTTTGCAATATCGCCAACGAGAGAGTCGAAAAGATTCAGATTTTCTTTTTTATCATTTTCTGCGGCAGTTGCCACAATCTCCTCTTCTACGGAGGAAACAGACTCTATGACTGAGTCAATAATATCTGACACTTCGGCTCGACCATCAGCATCCAATAGGTTGCAGAAAACGCATAAGGTTTTAACTGTATTCTCAAATGGACTTTCGCTATCCATAGCCTCTTCAATCGCCATATCAATAGCGTTGGAGGCTAGGATCTCGTTAGGCCCCTTTTTATCAAGGAAATTAGCAAAGCGGACTAAACTCTCTAAACTCATACTTATCACCTATTTTGTGTAGATCATTTGCACATTTTGCATAACGCTGGCATTTGATTCATGAGTTC